ATCCCTGGAGATGTGAGAGGTTGGAATGACCGCCCCTGCGGCCACCTCTCACTGTTCAACGACAAGGCTTTCCGACCCTGCGAGCAGCATTCCAGATGCTGCCGTTGAACGACAAGAAAGATAGGGCGGTGTGGCTCCGATTGCAAGCCCACACCGCCCCGAATGCCATCAGGCGCGATTACTCGCCGTGGCAGACCACGAGTTCACGCTTGAAGCGGGCGGCATCGCCCGTGGCAGCGTCGGTGCGGACCACGAAGTCCCCAACCCACTTCCACGAGGTCGACACAACGTCCTGCAGGCGGTTGAGCGGCGCACGCATCACCAACTGGATACGGTCCGAGAAGACCTCGATGCCGTTGTTCGTGATCTGCGGAGCAGCAGTCTTGCCGTTGAGGCCGGCATCGCTGATGTACTGCGACAGATCCTGGTAGTACTCGTGGAGGGCCTGCTGGCCGGTGAACAGGGCGCGGTGGATCTGCACGTTCTGCTTGTTCCACACGATGCCACCGAAGTTGTCCTCGACGGTGTAGCCGTAGGTGTCGCTGCCGCTGTAAGCGGTGCCGGCGCCCTTCACAGTCTCAGGAACCGGACACTCGGTGTTGCGCATGAACGCCACGCCGAGAAGTTGTCCGATCGAGAACTGCTTGTACATATAGTAGTCGGGCAACGAGGTCAGCAAACGAGCGAACTGGTCGTCGTTGAAGATCTGCGCCTCCGACACGGGGTCGAGGTGGCAGTGGAAGAACCCGTCAGCGTACTCAGGCACGTTCTGCTGGCGGAAGCGAGCCACCGCAGCGCGGATGTGCTTGAGACGGAGTTCGTCGCCGGCCGCGATCGCGTCGACGGTGCGAGCGTCCTTGCCGGAGGCCGAACCCACGATCACCTGCTGGGCGCGGTCGTCGGACAACACACCGGCCTGGTCGACCACGGTCACCGTAGCCGAGAGAGCCAGCACGCCGGGGCCGAACTCGTCGCCAGCGGTGTCGGCGGTATAACCGATCACGTTGACAGCGGTGTAGGAGGGAGCGGCGAGCGTTCCGGTGTTCACCACGATGGCCAGCGGGTTGCTGCTGGACACAGGGGCGAAGCGAACAGCCGAGCCACCCGACAGGTTGGGGTTGCGAGCCGACGTAAAGCCGTCGATGCGCAGCACGCGCAGCGAGGTCACGGCGCTCTGAGCGCCAGCGGCCATCGTCGAACCGGCCATCGCAGCGTTGTACAGCGCGTTGCGGGCCTTCCGGTTCAGCGTCTGGGCAGCGTTCAGACCGAGTTGCTGCGCGTTGCGCAGGAACAGGTCAGCGATCGCGTTCACGCTGGTGGGCATGTTCGTGTCGATTGAGTTGGCGTACTGGTTCAACTGGGCCGTCCACTGCTCGTAGGTGTACGAGGAGGGGAGCGGATCCGAGCCGGGGGTCAGGGGCTTCATGTCCACGCCCATCAGCCCCACGCCAGTGAAGGCCATGCTGTCACCAACATGCGCCGGCCAAGACACGACCTCGGCCTCGCCACGGAACAGCATCTTGGGGAAGAGAGCATCGTGGAACGCACGTTCCAGGAGGTTCTCCTGGACAATAGCCCGAATCGCGGGCGACTGAGCAATAACGCTAAAATCTGCCATTTGAGACTCCGAATGAGGGTTCTTGATTGGAATGACCGTCGAACCCAAATGACGGCTGTGATGACGATACTACATCCGATTTGCGTTGATGCCGAGTTGAGCCAGACGCCGCTTGAAATCATCAGCGCTTGCCGTTCGAGCATCGAACGCCGCGTTCTTTGCCATCTGTTGTGCAGCGGTACCAGGAGCAGGCGCAGCAGGGGCAGATGAACCACCAGCCGTTCCGGTTGTCGCCGGAACAGCCACTTCTCCGAACAAGTACGGATGCGATGAGCGCAGGTTCTTGAAGTACTCAGTCTCATTGAAGGACTTGAGGTCTTCCTCGCTCTTTGTCTCAATCGCTCCGGTCAGCAGATGCACGGCGTAATCAACGTCGCGAATCCCCGTCTGCATAGCAATCTGCTTGAGACGGAATTCCGCTTCCTTGGCGTCAAGCATCTCCTGTAGGCGGCGCTTCTCCCTCGAGGCTTTCTCCGCTTCCTTTCGCGCCCGCTCCAGTTCACGAGCCATCTTGTAGGCTTCGTCGCTGGTCTTGGGTTGCGCAGGGGTCGCAGTCTTGGCCTTCTCAGCAGGCTTTTCCTGCTGGCCCTTGTGCATCGCCGTCATCGCGTTCACAAAGGAATCGAAGTCGTTGAACCCGTGCTCCTTGAGCTTGGCCTCAAACTCGCTGGATGCAGCCTTGCGGCCTCGTTCTTCCGCCTCGCGCTTAATTTTGCTGAAAGCGCTGGTGGGAACCGACACCGTCTTCGCATCTTCCGTGACGGGAGCAGGTGCTGGTTCAACGACAGGTGCAACTTCGACAGGGACTTCGTTCTGAATCTGATCCGACATCAGCCTTCTCCGTGGATTGAACCGCTCACGTGGGCGTGGCGGCTTCGGTCGGAAGTTTGCTGCCTGATTGGGGGAAGGATTACGGCAGAGCAGGCAACACCCCTGCCGCAACCCATTCGGAGCGTTACTTCAGCAGCGAAGCCGAAGTCACGTACACGATCACGGCGGCGGTCAGTGCGCTGTTGAACGTGAGCACCTTGCCGTCGAGCTTGCACACGCCGACCTCGGAACCGACGTCGACAACGGTGCCAGCGGCATCGGCCACGCAGTACAGGCCGACCGAACCACCAGCGGTGACACGCACCGACTGGATCATCATCGGCTCCTGATCGAGCGTGATGGTCGTGGCCGAAGCTTGCGACACAACGGCCTTGACCTTGACGAGTTCAGGGGAGATCAACTGCTTCGTGAGAGTGATGGCCATGTGGCCTCCTTATGCGAGAGCGCCGAGGATAACTCGGACAGTGACAGCGGACGTGCTGGACGCATTGGTGACCATCAGGCCGCTTGAGTACGTGTTGTTGGTGCGCGAGACGACAATGAACGTGCCAGTTGCCTTGAAGAAACTGCCGGACGGATAATCCGAGACGGTGATCTGTCCGGTTGCCTCGAAGAACAGGAATGCAGCATCAGAGTTCAACAGTGTTGTGGTCGTCAGCAGTTGTGAACCGCTCGCGGCCAACGTAAAGACCTGCTCCGAAACCGACTTCGCTGATAGTGCTTCGCTGATCGCAACGGCCGATTCTGTGCCGCCAACGATCGGAATCGCCGGTTCGATTGTGAGCGAACCAGAGAGTCGTACTGTCTGCGGCGTGGATACGATGGCCATTGGTCCCTACTTGTACGGCTTCGGCTGCGGCTTCATCGGCATCGAAGCCTCGATGGGCTTGTTGGGCGCATGATACTTGCCGTACTCGGCATCATACACCTCGACGACGGTCTTCTCGTCGCCGGCCTTCTTCACGTACTCGGACATCGGCATGTGCGGCATTGAGAACTCCTACTTGAACGGTTTGGCCTGCGGAGTCGCCGGCATGGAGGGCTTGATCTCCTTCGGAACGACCTCTTTGTAGGTCTGTCCGTAGGCGCCACCCACAACACCAGGCATCATCCCAGACGAGTCAATCATCGAAGCAGGCATGAGGTGGCCAGCATCAACGCCCATCTTCTCTGCCTGCGTACGGGGCGTGCGCGAAGGCTTCCCCTTGATTCCAGAATACATCAGCGGCCTCCTTTCAGGTCCTTGTAAGGCTTCGTTCCGGCCGGGATTGCCTTCGGCTCCATCAGGACACCGAATCCCACATCGCCAGCGGCCTTGCGCTGCGCGTCGGTGGTCTTGACGAGGGCCATCTCCGGCAGAGCAGCATCACGTCCAGCGATCCCCTGGGGGAACCGTCCAAGCCATTCTTTGCGGTCCATCAGTCCTCCAGCGAGTCGCCCATGATGAACTTGCCGCCCATGAGTTTGTAGAGCGCGGCAGCGACCCGATACGGGTGATCGTACTTCGCTCCGACGCCTTCGGGGTCGATGACCTTCACGGCCTTCTTCCACAATCCGCCGTCAGCGACATACTCAGGCTTATCGTCCTCGTCGGGATCGAAACCGAGAAGAGCGTCGGCGACTTCGTCGTCCTCTTCGGCCATCTCGCACGCCTCGTCCAATATCGACTTCATGGCGCCGAAGTCCGGAGACGGTTTCACCTTGAGTTCAGGCGTCTCGTCTTCGCGAGACTCGCTGCGGACTTTCTTGATTGCCATCAGCATGTGTACCGGAATCATCGTTCGACCTCCAAATCTGACGATACGCTGTGAGCCTTGCCATGTCTATAGCGGGATTCGTTCTCCACGTACCATTCGGTACGCTGGAACACCCCAGCGTGAACTCCACGGTTGCCCGACTGCTCTATCATACGGTCGATTCGGTGGTCGGATATATCGACGGCCCCACCAATCCGACCTGACACGAGGGTCTTGTGGCATCTCGAATCCGCCGACGAGTTGCGCAGACGTTCTAGCAGACGACGGCAGATTGTATCCATTGAACGCCACTTGGCCGTGCAGCACCAGAGAATCTTCAGCGACTCTGTTGTCGAGCGGCTTACCTGTTTGGTCGTCAACCTTCTCACACCAGCGAAGACCTATCTCTCCAACCTCTTTCGATCCGACAGCGACACCCCTCGCCATGCCAAGGTTGTACGCAGAAGCGATCTCTGTTCTGGCGATACGCTCAATCTTCCAGAACTCGGAGTCCAAAAGGTCTTCAATGTTGTCGAGAGTGATGGCCGTTGCTCCTCGACGCAGTCCACTCTGGATGATTTGGTTGGCCAGTGCTGAACCCAAGGTCGTCATCACCAGCATCATCGACTGGTCGTGGTCCCGCTCAATCGGCACACGGTCCTGCTGAATGGCCGCGTCCATCTCTGCCGCATCATTCAACGACAAGGCGACGGATCGGCCAGCAAACTGCTCCTCGAACCTTTCGATTTGGTCGACTGCCGATCGGATGCCGTCACGCTGCGCGATCTTCGATACTTTCGCCAAGTCCGATGACAGTCCCTTGGCGATCGTCAGCTGGGCCGCACGAATGCGAGGCAGGAAGGTTCCGGTCATCGCCGGATCCAGAACCCGCGACGTCGACTTGCGTGCCTGTGCGCGAAGGCTTCTCAGCAGAGCATCGACGGCAGCGTTGTACCGCTTCCGCAGGACTGCGGTCCCATGCCTGTCGGCCAGAGACTCGAGCAGGCTGATCTGCTTGACGACCTCGCGCATCGAGGCATTCATTTCTTCTTCGCCTTCGTCAGTCGCGCCAAAGGTTTGACGCGCTCCGGTAGGCGCTTCAGTTTGCCCTTGGGCGTTTCCTTCACGAACTTCTCGGCCGTACCGGCAGGAATCTCTTTGCGAGCCTGGGATGCGAAGAGATAACGCAACTGGGCCTTACTCTTGAGCGGCACGTTCCACCTCGTCATGACATGGCGCACACAAAGTGACCAAGTTCCGCGCCACGTCCTTCTTGATCAGATGATGCAGTTCCAAATCCTCCTGCGACCCGCAGCGAGCGCATTTCCATCCATCACGGCGGAACACGCCCAACGCGAGCGAGGGAGCCACGCCGCCACCGTTCTTGTGCGACAGCGTAGCTCCGGCCGTCTTAGCTTCACGGTTCGTGACGTCGACGACCTTCTGCTCATCAGCGGACAATTCGATGGCAGGCTTCTTCGGAATGGCTTTCGCGAACGTGGCAACGAGACTCATTCTCCTTGGTCCTCCATGAGGATTTCTTCTCGGAGCAGTTCGAGCGACTCCATTCGAGACTCTGCCGACATATTGGATGTCCATCTCGTTGAGACATGGCCGTTCACATCCCACATGATGACCATCGCTTCTTGAATGTTGCCGGATGCTGCTTCGACAATCGAATCCTTGAGAAGATCCCGAACACTATCGGCCCGCTTGTCCAAGTACGCAGACAGGCGATCGATGGAATGCAATTGGAACCGGCTCATGGCGTCACTCATCCCTTGGCCCTCTTGAGTCGAGCGAGGATCTTGTTTCTTGCGCCACGTGCGAATTTCCGACCGGGTTCGCCGCCCCAGAGATTCCATGCGATGCGGCCGGCAGATGGATAGCCTTCGTCGCCGGGATAGAACCCTTTGCCCTTCTTGTCCACCTCGTGCCTCTGGAAGAACGAGTGCATGCGCTTGATGGTCGACTCGGACAGGTTCTTTCCAGCAGCGAGGTCCCGCGCTCGTGCAACACCCACGGGCGTGCCGCCTCGGCCGAACTCTCGACGCTGCTCTAGGCCGACCTCTGCGGCCTTCCCTGCTGCTTTGGGCGGCTTGAAGGACATGGGTCACCTCTTTGCTTTGGCCAGTCGGCTCATGGTCTTGACGAATACGGGCTTCTTGATGCTCTTGATCTTCTTGATCGCTTCCCGCTTACGACGGATGGCGCTCTGTATCTCGGAGGCAGACATCTTGGCGGCACGGGCGGCAGGGACACACTTCGGATACGCCTTGCGCTCTGCCTCCGAACGGCCGCATGGCTCGAATCCGCCGCCAGGCTTCGGCCTCGACAGGTCGACCCATTTCTCCTTGAACCATTTGCCGATGCCCATCAGGACTCTCCCGCCTTCGGTTCACGGAACTTGCCGCCCTTGGCCTTGTACAGGCGAACGAGAGCGCCAGATGCGTACGCAGACGGCCACGTCTTGTATCGCGACTTCACGGTACGCTTCAGGGACTTCCAAAGTTTCTCGTTCGTCGGGATACCCTCACGCATCACTTCCCCGTTGCCCCGACCATAATCGGGATGTCCTTGGGTCCACGATCAATCTCGACCAGTACGTAGTCAGGCAACTTCGCGGCTGCGACCTCGAGGTCCTTCGCGTGCATGGTACACGCGAAAGCATCTCCGATGCGCACCATCGGACCGTAGGTTGTCGGCAAAGTCGGCATCTTGCCTTGACTCTCGGCAAGGATCGCAGCCAGAACGCCAGGGTTCGCCTGTCGGGCAAATTCCTTCGCGTGCATGAAGGTCTTGATGCGCACGGCGGCAGGAATTCCACACTCACAGCGGCGTCCATTCCAAGCAAACTTGCGATGAGCCTCGACTGGGCTCAGTTCGCCATTCATAAACTTACGCATTTTCTTTGCCATGTCGTCCTCCAAGCACGATGCCGAGTTCTCTCCACTCGAATCCGTCAGCACCGAAATGATACGCACGGTCGTCGATGAACAGGTCGACCAAAGGCTTGCCCTGCTGGCCATCGTCCACAGCGGCGAACACACCCGGCAACTCCTTGCCCACGAATTCTAACATCTCCCGGTAACGATGCTCGTAGATAGGCTGCGATCGTTGCCATGCCTCTTGATTGACTCGACGGACACCAACTCGAACCAGGGGATCCAACTTGGGATTCTCCCGAAGCGCACGGTTCGCTCTGGCCGAAAACAGCAAGAGAGAGTGCCCTGCCTGTTTCATCGAAACGAGCGCGTCCTTCGCCCCAGGCTTCAGACGCAACTCGCCTCCGTCCTCGACGACCGTGCCGTCAAAGTCGATGCCAATGATCACGAGAACATCCCTTCGGCACGCTCACGGGCGATCGGATAGGAGATGGTCACCAGTTCAATCGCAGCCTCTCGGTCAAGTTCGCCTCGATTCACAGCTTGCACGAGTTCCTGCAGCGCCTTCACCTGCGAACCGTTCAAGCCTTCCTCAACCACAGGCCCACCGATCCCCATCGCCATCGCGTCGAGCTTCGCCTGAGCGTCATGCTCCGACTGCTGCATGCGATCGAGCATCAGACGGACGTCCTCGATGCGGAAGAAGGGCGCAAGCATGGTCGCCGCATGCACCTGGTCGACGAGCTTCGAGGAGACGGCCATCGCTGCAGCGTCGACAGCCATCTTGGCGTCGGCCAGCGTCGGCTCGAAGTAGCCAGGCCAGTTCAGGTGCAGGAATTGTCCCTCGCCAGGAACACGTGCGCGGCGCTCGAGAACGCGCCCCGAAAGGTCACGGGTGACCTTGGGAGGCACGGCGATTACTCCCCGCACCAGACGGCCTTCCTCATCCATACGGCCCTCAGAGAGGCGTCGGATGGCCGACAGCATCATCAGCAGCAGGGGCTTGATGCCGCGCTCGCCGTACTGCTCTCGAAGGATGTCGGCCCGAGCCATCATGGCGGCATAGGTGCGCTCGACCTCGGTTGCCGTACGCTCCTTGTTGGTCGCCGTTTCGTCTTCGATGACGCACTGACAGACCTCGAGGACACGACGACGGAACATATCGGCCAGGTCCGTCGCTGCTCGAGAACCTGCACCCTTGAGCTCAAGGTACTCAGCCTTGCTGTTTGCCGGCAACTTGATCGGAGCCCGACTGCCCTTCTGGAGGTCGGGAGGCAATTCAGCGTCCGTTGAAATCACGAGCGTCGGGTCCGCATTCGCGATGGTTCCACGATTTGCCTGCGCGAGCAGCATGTCGATCGTCTGGATCATCTCGAACGCACCGTGGCAGTCCGGATCGCCATCGGTCGAGTCGATCATCGGCGTGTTCTGTATCCAGACGACCGGACAGAACCCGAAGCCATGCTCGACCTCGCGCTCCACCTCGAAGTACGGGCGATCCTCGGTCACCGGAACCGGCTTGTAGAGGATGTCCTTCTCTTCCGTGATGACGCGCCGATACCAGTGCGGCATCTCGTGCCAGAGGCCCGTCTCTGGGTCCCGAATCTCGACAGGATACTGATACAACTTCTCGATTCGCTTCAGTTCCAGCGAGTGCCGGTCCTTGAACGTCGGCGTCGTCCAGCGTGGGTCATGCACCTCGAGCACAGGCTTGCCGTCCACGAATTGGAAGCCGATGGCCACGGAGCCCATCGCGCCGCCCAAGGTGCGGGCCAGGATCATCGTCGACCACAGACGTGACGACTCACACAGCGCGTTCAAGTAGTCCTCGGTGTCCATGTCGTCATCACAGCGAATGTGTGGATGGCGACGTTCACCGAAGAGCATCGACGTGAAACGGTCGACGATGACCTTCGCCATCGCATACGGCGCTGTCGGCCGGCGGAACCGCAAGGGGAGGAGAGAGCCAGCGTCGTAGAAGCCGGGGGGGATGTAGGCCCCAGATGCGATCGCTTCGGCCTCCATCGTCCCGACGACCTGTCCACCATCCCAGTCGATCTTGCAGGAACCATACGACTCACAGCGATACACCGCCCATGCGCGGTTCAGCATGATCTGACGCGGCGACATTCCGAGTCGCTGCATCTTCTCTGCTGTCTCGGCAGGCTCATGCACAGGACCGCTGCCGATGTAGTTGCCAACGATGTTCTTGAAAGCGCTGAAGTCGATCTTGATTCCGCTGCTCATTTCACGCTCCAATTTGGAATCGACCCGCAGAGATGTTCGTCTGGAATCGAATATCTCGGTTACGATAGCACCAAACCTGACCGTTTTCGTCCAAGACCGTCACCCAGAGAAGGTCATGCTCGAGGCCGTAATCGATCAGGACGTGAGCGAATCCTCTCCCCTTGGGCGTTTCAAGCGGAAGCGGAGGATTCAACTGCAGCATCATTGGACTCTCCAGAGACGAGTTAGCGCACGTCGCGCCCTGCTCGCCAATCGGTCGTTTTCTCGGAACAGCGCTCGATGCAGAATCTTGAGCCACCGGCTGGTTCGTCGAACACGCATAGCCTCTCTCATGTTGTCAGAATCTGAGCGATCGATCCGGCGATGACGTTCCGTGCCTGTTGACCAGTGAAACGATACCGTTCCACGTTTGTTGCATCGTAGATGATCAGCGTCGGAACCGCCTGGATTCCAAGCGCCTCGGCCAGTTGCATCTCAGTGGAAACGTCCACCCGGCGGATCGGAATGCCGTATTCGTTGGCCACCGAGAGCACTGTCGGCTCGAAGGCCGCACAGGGACGACAGGTGGGCGACTTGAAGTATTCCATTCGAGCCATTGGTTTTCTCCGCATGAGTCCGGCCGACAAGACGGTCGCCTGACGTTCTGGTTGAACACGATCAACCTTGAGTTCTTGTGGTTTGGTTCGGACAACATCCGACCTTCGCCAGACCTTGATTCTCATTTAACAATCCAATCGCTCGACATGAGGTCCGCTTGGGAAGGAGCCCATCCTGGGAACCATTGATTGCCAGGAAGGCACAGGATGTAATATCCAGCGATATTGACAGGTTCTGGTCCATCCAACGAGACACGGGGAGGCATGTATTTCACCACCTCGACCCATCCTCGACGCTGAATCGACTTGCCTCGAAACAGGTAATTGGATGCTTCAGCGAACGTCATCGGTTTTCCTTGAGTGATGCAAAGTCGAACGCTTCAGCCATCAAACGCAAAAACCCGGACCTCGACATTCCGACTTCAATCGCCTTCTCCGACACGAGATCGATCAGATCGCTGACGTCGTCGTCGGTCGCGTTCTCCATCAGTTTTCGGATTTCATTCATTTCATGCCTACAGTAGCGAAAGTTGCCCGCATGGTTGCTTGTGTTGGATTCGAGCCTTGGCAATCTCATAGTATTCCGCTTCGCGCTCGATGCCTATGAATCCGAAACCAAGACTAGAAGCAGCGATGCCAGTCGTTCCAGAACCCATAAACGGGTCGAGCACCGTGCCACCAGGGGGCGTCACCAAAGTGATGAGCCATTCCATGAGGGCCACGGGCTTCACGGTGGGATGGTAGTTCTTCACGGAATCAGCAGTGCGTCCTGCGCCCGCTCGCGGGCTCTTGGTGCCAGCGGAGCCCTCTTTCCGCTCGACGGCTTCTGCTCCCGACCTTGACGGTAGACTGTCACACCCAGAGTCTCGCTCTTTACGAGACGGCTTCGCCTGGTAGCGAAACGAGGGGAAGAAATCGGAAGCACCATCATGCTGCCGGTCCAGTTCCGCGACGGCACAATCATCGGTGCAGGTGTCCCCACACTCGGGTGTGTGGCTCAAGAGTGTGTTAGGGGGCCACCTGGCGCCGTCGACCCGGCAGGCGTCGATGTTCAGTGCCCCGGTGCCATGCTCCTGCACGTTCGCAGCCACGGTGCCCGCGAGCGGCTTGCGGGCCATCCACCAGACCTCGTGTGCGGGTTTCAAGGCCGTCCCATATCCTTCCCACTGCTTGGCGGTATTATTGTCAGCAATTACCCTAGAAACATTCATGCTTTTCGGAAATCCCGTGGAAAATATGTGTTGCAACGATTCGCGCACCTCAAACCCGGCGTCCTCCAGCGCCATGCCCGTCCAGTGCGACGTACGCGGAAACGCCCACACCAGCGCATGGCCTCCCGGCTTTAGCACGCGGTGGCACTCACGCATTACCGAAGCCAGCCACGCGATCCACTCGTCACGCCCGCCCTTGTCCTCGTCCCACTCCTTGCCCATAAACGCAATCCCGGCGGGCGGGTCGGTAACGACGGCGTGAACGCTCTCGGCCGGCAGAGACTTCAGAACTTCGAGGCAGTCGCCAAGGATCAATTTCGGTTGCATGATAGGCCGTCTAGCGGACCACCCTGCGGTGTGTCAATGGAGGAAAGATGCTCATGAAATACTTGCCCATGATCCTGTTTGTTCTCGGTTGCATTGGAGAGCCAATCAAGAAGACGGACCTGTACGGTGCCGACTCTATGACACGGCAGCGTCCTGCTGACTGTGACGGCGCGACCATCGACTTCGGTGTGGACGACAATCAAGACGGGACGCTATCAGACTCGGAGGTCGACCACACAGTGACCGTATGCAACGGGAAGGACGGTGCTGCTGGCGACGTTGGCCCGATTGGAGCCACTGGAGCATCTGGGGCGCCTGGCGATGCTGGAAGCGACGGCATGGATGGCGCTGCCGGTTCTGCTGGCGCACCGGGGAGAGATGGAGCAAACGGAAATGACGGGGCCGTTGGGGCCGCTGGCCCTGCTGGCGCACCGGGGAGAGACGGGGCCGCCGGGGCCGATGGCGCATCAGCCACCTTCCGCGAGGAACCCGTAAAGCCCGGTGCCGACTGCCCGAAAGGCGGCACACGCCTTCACTACGGCACCACTGAGCGCGAGATGGGAGCCATCCTTGTCTGCGCTCAGTCCTGCGGTTTCTACCAATGCGGCGGCGAGTGCGGGACTTGTTCCCCTGGGTACACCTGCCAAGAAGCCATGTGCGCTGATGTCGATGAGTGCCTTGCATCCGCAGTGTGCCATCAGCATGCGACATGCGCCAACACGCCGGGAGCCTTCACCTGCGCCTGCAACGCAGGCTTCGTCGGAGATGGCCAGTCTTGCGAACCGGCGTGTTCCCGCCTTCTTTGTGACTCAGGGTGCGTGAACCCCTCCGACGACGTCGATAACTGCGGCGCCTGCGGCATCCAGTGCGGCGTCCACCAGGCGTGCGTGTCCGGCGTCTGCGTCGGCAGCGGCCAGTTGCGCTTCTCCTCGACTTGGTCGCGACCCGGCGACATCGACGTCTGGGTCACCACGCCCAACGGCGTCAGCATCGGCTGGCAGAACCAACGCGCCGATGGAGGCCAGCAAGACCGCGACGACACTCGAGGCTCCGGGCCAGAAAACATCTTCTGGGAGGCCAACCCGCCTCTCGGCGCCTACCATGTCTGCGTGGCCACCAACTACATCCAGCCAAACGCAGCGTCCCCTGTCACCGTTCGCGTCGTTGTGGCGCGGCCGGCAGCAGAGGACGAGGTCTTTGAGCGCGAGTACACGGACAGTCGTTCCTTCGGCCGAACTGACCGATGCTCACCGACTCATCCGACCTACTTGGGATCGGTGACGGTGGAGTAACGCTCAGGATCGCCAATCATCCCGATCCGTTCGCTGGCCATCATCAGCACCACGAGTTCCGGCACGCTCCGTCCGACAACCAGGCTCCGCAATTCTGCCTGGACTTGACGGAGCGTGTCTGCGATCGCCTCCTGCACAGCAGCGTCAACACGATCCTTCAGATGTCGATTGATGAGTGTCGGCAGATGATCCGAATCCTCATCGTGCGACGGGAATGCCGCGTGAACGCTATCCAATTTCTGCTGTAGCAGTGAATTGCTGTACATCAACGACTCGATCTTCGTGGGCGTTACGCACCACTCCAACTCTTCCGGCAGATACACCTTCTGGAAAACTGAGTTCGACATCGTGTATGTGATGCCACAGTCGCGCAACACCCACTCTCCGACTCGCAACAGATAGTCGCAAACCCAGATTTCACCACGAGAGGTCTTCCGACAGCGCCCAAAGGACTGATCGATCTCTCTCTCGTTCGTCCCGTCATACTGGATCGCTTCGATCTGCTTCTCTTTCTTCACGTAGATCATCTTGTCTCCTCTGCCGCCCGCTCCGCTGCGGACTTGGCTTCTTGCAAATCAGCTGAAACTCCGGTCTTCTTGGCGTGCGTCTCGAACAAGCCCCACCGGAACTCGTCCGGCTTGATCCCTGCAATCTGCAGGATTCGTTCGCCAACCTTGGTGTGCCAGATCGACGGGCCTCCACTCCACTCAGTCGCCACGCATCTTCTCCCACTCTTCGTGCGTGACCTCGACGCACGCTCCTCTCTTCCGGACGAAGATCCCCGTTCCGACACGCTGCTTCGGTTCGACGTTGTTGAACCAGTGTTCGATCGCGCCCATCCAGTCCGATCGGCACTGCTTGCAGACGCGCAGTTTGAACATCGCAGCCTTGAGTTGTCCGGTCGGTTCCTCTGAGAACTTTGGAAGCAGATGAGGCTTGAATCCCTGCCGCCGAAGTTCCGCCTCATCTCCGATCCAGAACTCTTCATCCCCGGTCTTGTCGTATGTGCTTCCAACGACTTTCACCTGCTCAAACGGCACGTTCAGTTCGTTCATTGCGTACAGGCATGAATGCCACAACGTGCGCCTGTCCTCGCCCTCTTCCCCACACCGAACGCATTGTTCGCTCATACCAGCATCCCCTTCGGCGGCACCGGCAGCGGCAGCGCCTTCACCTCGAAGGCACACTCCTTTGCCGCGATGATTCCAAACTGCTGGTGCAACTCCAGCAGCATCTTCACCGCTTCCGCCTGCATTTGCTCTGCTCCCAGTAGGAATGCGTCACGGTTCATTCCACATGACTCATGCCGCTGCTCGAACGCCCTCGCCATCGCATCGAGATCATCGATCCCCACCGGCAGTCCAATCCGCACCGTCCGACTGCAACGTCGGCACGTGATCGGCAACAACCCGTCCTGGCTCTCTCCTACCTCGACGTCGCTCATCGCTCCGTGACCTCCGTCTGGCAGACCGTCCGAACCATCGCAAGGATGGCCATCAGGTAGCCTTCCAGCGTTTCCTTGTCGCCAGCATCACACCCGTCCATGCTGATCTTCGTTCTCGCCGCTGCTGCCTCCAACGTCGCCAGGATCTCCCGCTGCATCGCCTCCGCGCCGCGCTGGAAGTCAGTCATCGCAGCACCGCCTCGATCCGAGCGATGATGTTCCTGAACCGCTTGCACGCCTCGCACTCGCAGTCCGGCTCGTCGTCGCTTATCTTGTTCGATTCCAGCGAATCACGATGGATCGCCAGAGACTCCTCGAGCAACTGCTTCAGCGTCTCAGGCATGTCGAACGCCGCCTCGGCCTGCTTCATCGCCTCGGCCTGCGTGTTCGTGATCCCCCAACGAGTCGCTCGCCACAGGTATCCGTCGCCGGCCATGTTCGCCACCGTCGCGATCCGGTTCGGCGCATCCATCGCGATGCCTTCCTTGTCTTCCCTCCAACGCATCAAGCCTCCCAACCCGCACGCCATGCGCGGACGAGGAGGCTTGTAGCGGACGCGAGCATCGGTGTCAACGCGAAACGATCCACGCGCCCAACAGAACTCCAGCAACCAACGACACGCCGCTGCCAACCAGCACTGCCTTCTTCAGTCCACTGTTGGCGGCATCCAACGTCCCAATCTGTCCCGCCATCCGGCTCATCGCCGCATCGCGCTCCGCGATAGCCTCCTTCGATGCGGTCAGCGTCACCGCGCACTTCTCCGCTGCCGCCCTCGCGTCGATCGTCGCGTTCACCAACTTCGTGAATCCAGCCTTCTCACAGACCACCGTGCCGTCCGGCATGTTCCGGCACGGCGTCTGCGCGAAAGCCAACCCTGGGACCAAGATCAGGATGGCCAGTCTCATGTCACAACCCGTTGATGATGTCGTTCGCCGCGTCCACCGAGTCCTTCGCCTTCTCAGCCTCGGCCTTCTTCTCAATCGCCGCATGCACCTTCGCCACGAACTCTTCCCGGCGCACGTCCGACTGCTCGATCTTCTTCAGTTCCTCCTTCGGGAAGAACCACGTCCGGATCAACGTCACAAGCCAGGCAATCATGCGACCCTCGGATCGTTCGCGTTGTACGCCTCATACGTCTGCTTCCCAGCCACCACGAACATCGACAACTTATCCCCACGCTGCTTCCCCGTCTTCGGATGCAGATGGCCAATGTGCACCCACGTTGGCTCGCAGATCACCTGGTCCAACTTCAGCCCCGCCTTGATGATCGCGTCACACATTCCCTTGCGCGTCACCTTCAACGGCTTGATGTCTGCCGCCAGACCATACGAGTGCGCCGACGTCGTCGATCCGCCCACCGCCTTGTTGATCGCGTCCGAGCGGTAGCCGCTGTTCACGTGCATCGGCCCGATCAGCGCCCGAATCGGCTCCAACGCCTCGTTGCACAACTTGCGCAAATTCTCCACCACCTCGGCCGATGGCTCGTTCGACAGCCCCTTCGACCGGCCAGTCCCCGAATCCAACATCTCCGACAACTTGAAATGAGGCGAGAGTTGCTCGTCCGGAACCTTCCCCGTCTGCTTGCACAACTCACACTTCTTCCCCCAGCATCGCGGACAATCCATCATCATTTGGCACCAGCCTTCTTCTTTGATGCAGCAACCAACTTCCGACTCAACGCCTCGAGCTTCAGTTCCAGTCCGTCGATCCGCTCGCCGACCGCCTTGAACGCTGCGTTCGTCTGCTCCGGAATCGCTCCCATCTGACCCTGCAACGCCTGCACCTGCGCAGTCACAGCCGCATGCTGCGCCGAGCATCCGCCTTCTTTTTTCTCGCTCTCCATCTTCTTCATCTCAAGCTCATGCTCCCGCTTGCCTTGGATCATGTCCTTGATCTGCTTCCACAGGAAGCCCGACCCCGCCACCAGCGCCACCACGCCCGCGCCCAACGCCATCGGACTCACGTCCTTCTTCCCCGCGAGGGCCATCAACTGCGCTGACGGGTCCGTCTGTGCCGGCGGCACAGCCACGATCGCTTGCGTCTGCGCAACGGCAGGCGCCTCCGGTCCAACGACATCCTTCGGTTCCATTCGAGCCTCCATCTTCTCCGTGACCGTGAAACACACGCCCTCCGGAATCTCACAACCATCCAGTGCCAAATCATCCACGCTCGATAGAGGCAGGCACCCGTCCTTATCGAGTCGATCCTTCGGGATCTCGCACAACATGCTTCACCTTCACAATCTGTATACGAACCTTGCGCGGGCCAACACTCACGTCAGTCTCAATCCGAGAACGATCCACGCCCTTGGCCACCAACTTCGCCACTGTAGCATCCAACAGACGCCGCGCATCCCCCCGCCGCCTCGCGCTCGCCGCAACGCGAAACACCTCGACCTCGGTGTGGAAGCCAGTGGCTACTGGCTCCACTACCGGCGCTACCGGCTTCGGTGCCTCCACTGGCTTCTCCGCAGGCGCCCAGTAGAACTCCATCGTTGCTCCTGCTTCACCCACCGACTCAACATCGACCGCCGCCGGAACAGTGTCAGCCAATGCCTTAACCGCCTTCCGGGCGGCCTCCTCTCTCTCCACATCGCTCACCCCTACCGCCACCGCCAGCAACAACCCCAACATCACACACCCCCGTAAACGAACGCTAGCGGCCCTAGGAGCGACGATAGGCATCCAGACGGCCGGATGGGCGGATTCTGGTCTTCCGTCGCTCCTAGACCCCTTAGCGGCGCATTATGTCCATGCCGCTCATCACCTGCGCCTTCGCCGGCTTCACCGCCGGGTACAGCAGGTCGTACGCACTCGCCAACGCATCCACTTGGTCGTCGTGCGCATCCCTTACACCAGTAAAACCAAGCACTTCATCAATAAATGTACCAGCCCACGGCGCCGCCTTCGGTATCAACACCCTCCCCGAATTCCACGCCGCACTCACTCCCTGCGCTCGCACAAACTTGTCCCCAAGCGGCGGCAACACCTCGATCGGTAAACCCTGCGCCTTCAAGAACTGCGCACTCCCACTCTCCGTCCCGCTCGCGTACCACCGCATCGGTGCCGCATACTTCCGCTTCAATTCCTTCAGCTTCTCACAGAACGCCGGAGCCTCCATCTGCTCCCGCACCACGTCCAACACAAAACATCGCCCGTCCTCCACCGTCGCCAACACCACCGCAACGCTGTAGTCCGACTTCGTCTTCGCCGTGTACGCCAGGTCGATCCCGATCGCCAACCGCCACGTTCCACTTCGCACAACCGTGATGTTCGGGTCGTACGTCAACACATCCCTGAACAACTGCCCGCCTCGCGGCGTCGGCATCCCCATGTACAACGATGACCAGGTGTACTCGCCCACCTGCGCCTTGATTTCCTCCAACTTCTGCTCGTCAAACATCTCCGGCCACAACGGACCATCCGCACTCCGCGCCTGGAGATTCAGATACCCCCACCCACTCTTGATCAGCCGGCCAGCTAGGTCGTCCGGATGCCACCGCGTCATGATCACAATCACGCTCGCGTTCTTCTCGAGTCGTGTAAACGCCGCATCCGTGAAGAAATCCCAGATTCGCTCGCGCAAGATCGGTGACTCAGCCTCCACACGGTTCTTGATCGGGTCGTCGATGATGAACAACCCATCCACGCCCTTTCCCGTCAACTGGCCGTTCACGCCCTCCGCGATGAGCCCCCCACCCTCCTTGGTGAGCCACTGGTTCAGCGCCCCAGGCTTCCCGTCCACAAATCGCACCCCAGCGTCATGGCAGATCGTTCGCACCTTCCGACTGCCAAACCTCGAGAACCCTGCCGCATACGTCACGTAAGCATGCATCTTCCTCGGGTCATGCAGGATGTGCCACGCCAGCGCATGCCTTACGCTCTCCGACTTCCCATGTCGAGGCGGCGCACTCACCACCATCCGGATCGGCTTCATCCTCGCCTCCTCCAACACCCGGATGAACAACTCCAGATGCCTCGGCCACTGGTACTTCCCCTGGCTCATCCGCTGGATGAACTCCCCAATCCCCTCGGACGGCGCCCCGTTCCACTCGTCCTTCCGGTTCCGTTCCGCCAGGATGCTCCGAGCCAAATCCTCCAGATTCATCGCTCCTCCATCCGCCACACCCTAGCGGCAGCCTGCCCCCCAGCGGTAGCCCCATGCGGTAGCAGGGAGGGCCAGGCTACGCCGGCATGCCTTCATTCCCCGCATGCCTGCCGCTACGCCGGCATGCCTCTCGCTGCGCCTATCACTTCTCCCCCGAACCCAACTCCTTCGGCCCCGCCATCACCTCCAACACCTTCAGGAACTCCTGCTCCGTCAACGCCCCCTGCAGCCGCTCCAACATCCGATGCCGCTCCGCCGTCAAATCCACCGACTCCTGCGACGGCCGACCCCACCGATTCGGACTCCTCCGCTCCAACATCCACGCCGCCGCCTTCCAGTCCCGCTCCGCTGCCTCCGCTATCACCTGCACACTCCGCACCTCCGCTTCCGCCATCGCCGCCTTCACATCCTTCGCAAACTGCCCGTAGTCCCCCTCCGGCTCCGCTAACCCCTTCTTCATCCACCGATACACATCCTCCCGCGACAGCCCCCCCAACGCCGCCGCCACCTCCAGATGGTTCCCCTGCCGCAACGCCTCCACCATCAGACGCGCCCCAGCACCCCTCGGGCCACTCTCCACCAACGTCCGTGCCATGTGTGCCACCCCCGTGTCACAGCGGCTTCCGCATCCAGTATGCGAAATCCGCCAGTTTTCGTGCCACCCCCCCCTACCGGCAGGTGGCACAGCCTTTTCGAGAGCCAGTCTGCCATATTCGTAAAAAAGTGCCAGCTGAGCCAACCCCTCCTTATATATATATATAATATTCTTCTTTAGAAGTAGACTTTTCGACGAACAGGTGGCACAAAACCGCATCATTCCGCAACACGGATGCCAAATACAGGTGTGCCACTCTCCGTGCCACTCTCACGATTTCCAAGCGAAAATACACGTTTCTCTCTCGCGACCAAGTGGCACACCTAACACCACCCTCCTGATGGGTCTACTATCATCATGTGGAGCTTTTCTCTCTTTAGACCTCGCTTCTAGCATCAGGGATGCCAAATAAGGGTGTGCCACCTGTTGTGCCGGTTTCTCGGAAATGTAGTCTTTTTGCTTGTGCCACCTTGTGCCACCTCCCGCGCTTTACCGCCCAGTGCCGCGAAGCACCCCCATGTGGCACAACTCACCATAATCCCGCATCCCGAACGCCACTTTAGGGTGTGCCACTTAGGGAACCCAACTTGCGTGGGGTGTGGGGATGGTGCGTGGGGGGCGGGGGTACCGAAAGGGGGGGTCCCCCCCCCCTCTGGGTGATTTTGAGAATGATTCTCACAATCAATCTCAATAGGGCGTCGGGGCCGATTGGCCTAAAACGCGCCTCTGGGTTGCGGAGACGAGTTATAGCGCACAATTGGCCGTCTCTACGCGCACGCGCACGCGCACGCACGCGATCGTCTCTAGAGCGCTCGAGGACCGTCACGCCACCGACCGGCAGCGTGACGGACGGCTGCAC